AATTTAGAACCTGCTACTGAAGATTCACTAACATCTACAGCTGAACCTGCATTATTAAATATTGTTGGTGCATTAGTTTCATCTACAACAATAAGCTTTTCGTTACCGTCAAAGTTAAATCTTTCATAACGATACTTTACTGCATTAGTTCTGCCTGTATCTATCTCTGTCCAGTTTAAAGAAACAACATCTCTAAGCGCATGAGCAGCTGCTGTAGTACTAGAGGTAGCTCTTGTTACACCTGTTAGAGTATTACTGCTTACACCTGTATAAGTAAAAATCTCATCATTAATTTGTACTGTACCACTAGAAGTAAATCCTGCAGAAGATTTTAATAGTATCTCTCCAGATCCTGACATAGTAGCAGTAGAAGTTATTTTAACTGCAAGCTCATTAGATGCAGTCATGTATACTTTTTCACCTCTAGCTGCAAAAACTTTATTAGCAAATGTAGTAACTAAAAGTATTTTTTCAGAAGAAGAAGAAGTCTGTGGTACAATTTGATTTACATATTTAGAGTGACCACTTATACGTCTGTAGCCACCCTGAATGTCAGGCTCAAAGTTTTCTAGTTCTAAAGCTTCTCCAGGTTGCATAAGAAAAGTAGAACGATTTAAAACTAAACCACCCTCACAGTTAAATGGTGTTAGCTGTGTTTGGGAGGTATCAGCCATTAAGAGATAACTCCTGACATAAAGTTAGCAGAACCTCTAGGTGTTATAAGTACTGTAGATCTTACATACTCATACTTATTGATAAGTAAACTTTGCATATTCTTAATGCCTTGCTCAAACCTACCAAAATTTAATTGATACTGTTGCATCTCTCCACGATATTGATAAACAAAAGATGTAGCACCATCCACAATAACAGGTGCAAACCTATCAGGTACACTTGTAGTATCTCCATGTGCAGCTAAGTCACTTGGAAATGTAAAGTAATCAAATGCTAATTTGTATTGTTTATCTGGATAAGGGTATAATAAATAATTATTATCTGGAGTACGTACTATATTTCTAGGTACACCTCCACCATCAAACTGTGTTACAGCAACGCCACTACTATGGGTTTCTGCTGTTGTACTGTTTGCTGCTCTTGTACATCCTGTAATATCATTACCTGAGATTGCAGTGTATGTAACTTGTTCACCACCTATATAGACAGTACCTGAGCTTGCCAGACCTGTAGTAGAAACAAGAGTTAAAGTTGTTACAGAATTTGAATGTGATCCATTAAGAGTTGTTGCAATAACATCATCTTCTTCGTTAGCATAGTCTTGGTCAATGTATTCGTTGTAATTAAGAGTAGTTAGATTATTACCTGACACATTAAGATCACTATCTTTTTTAATCCTTGCAGTATTATAATCTATTGATTTAGTACTTGTAGGTAATGTATATCTACATTGACCTGGAACCAAAGTAGAAGTGTTTGTAGCATGATTAAAAGAATAGCCAAACTCCCTTTGATTAATATATCTGATAGCTTCATTTACAGCATTTTTACACTGTACTTGAACTCCTCTAGCATCTGTAAAATTTGCAGAGGTTAACACCACTTCATTCATACGAGTGATAACACTATTAGTTAATGAAAGAAATGTAAGTGCCATTATGTTTCCTTAAAATGTGGCAAAGGGGCCAGCATAAAGCCAGCCCCTAAGTATAATGTTATATTACAGCAAGTCACGCTGGGCTGCAGCAGCCTCAGTCATTGCAGCAGAAACATCTGCAACTACTGCATAGACACGTAAGCGTCCAGTTGCAGCAGCAGCACCAGCAATAACTACATCAATTGTATCTGCAGCGCCAACACATGCAAGTGCTTCCGCAGCAAATGTAGATGCAGCACCAGTGTTTACAATATTAGCTTCACCGTTACTACCTTTTACAAGGTATGTACCAGCTGCAGCGTCAAGTGCAGCACCGTCAATGATGTCATCACCACCACCGAAGTCAATATTACAAGTACAACTTGCAGTAAAAGACTTCATAATTTCCGCACCAGCAGCAACAATTACTGACTCAGCAGGGATTTCTAACAGTTGAAAAATATCACCATTAGCAATAGTAGCACCTGCAGTAATCATAGCATCAATATCTAAGATTGCTTCAATGGTGCGTACCGTATTACCCACGTTAGTTGGAACAGCAAGAACGTTTGCTCCAACACCAGCGGTATCAACGGAAGTCATGTCAAAAGTAGCCATAAGTTATATCCTCCCTTATGCTGCGTTATAACGAGCAGTTACGATTGCTTCTGGACGAAGAATCTTCCTACCGTATAGGTGCATACCACGAACGATGTCAGCAAAGCTGTCAGGGTCACGATATGTTTCTGTCTTGTTGATCTGCTCTGCAGTTGCTACAGCAGAATCGTGTCCAGCAACAATTACTCCAAGGTTAGTCAGCTGGTTAGCTGTACCTGATGTACCTGGTCCAGTTCCTAATGCAGGAAGATTAGACGAAGTATATACACGGAAACCGTGGAAGTTGTTGATAGCTAAACCATTGCGTAGTCCACCTGACTCACCGAAGTCTGCGTTCATGAAGCGTGAATCTTCATCAGCTAAGATTTCCATGAATACTGGGTCAACCACTAGCCAGCGACCTTGTGAGTCAACTTGCTGTTGGTCAAGCAAACGCTTCATGCGTGAGATTATCATCGCAGGTGAAACGGTAGCAGTTGGCAACGATGTTGCACCTGGCATACGAGCAGTCACAGGAATTGAGTGAGTGCCAGCTGAGGTAGTAGTTATATTCCCAAAGTCGCCCTTGTGGAGCTGCATTGAAGATAGTAACTCATTTGCACCAGCAGTGCTTACAGCTTTGGAACCATTAACAGTTGTGTTAAGAGCACCTGCCACTGCATGATTTGCAGATTGTGCATAGCCAGACATATAGCCAAGAACTTCTTGGTCATGGTTGTCAGCTAAACGATAAGCTGCACGATTGGTTGCAAGATCCATGAAGTTTACATGAGTATGAGCTTCTTCAATATCGTCCATCTTAAAAGCAAAATAGTTTGCTTTATCAATGACTAATGAGAAATCGTCGTCCTGTAAATCCTGTGCGGTCACATTCGTACCCCTCGCATACTGCGAGACAGAAATCTCTGGTTCTTTAATAATCTTTACGGTATCGCCTTGTGATGCAATCTCGCCAAAATAATCAGAGTTCGTTATGTCGCCACATACAGTGCTCTTGCGGAATGCAAGCTGTACTTTTTTAGAATAGATTACGGGGCTAAAGTTACCATTTGGTAAATTGCCGTAACCTGTTGCGGTTGTAAAAGCCATTGGATAAATCCTCCTGTTAAGTGTTAGGCTTTATGAAATTGAGATACACATCTCTATTAGTTGCGAGTTGCAGTGCATCTCGACTCAATAAACTAAACAACATTTTAAAGAGGCTGAGAGTTTTCTAGGGTGCAAGTTAAATCAGTCGGCCAACCGATATAAACTTGGGCCTGTACTTAATCAGGTAGTTCTTAATAGTGTGTTTAAGTTTTGGAAAAACAGAGTACGAGGTAGTCCTAGTGGAGGCTCATTGTAATCTGCTCTTAGTTATACTTCTGTCTTTGCATTTGTCAAGTCTTAACGTGCATTTCCAGAAATATCATAGATAAATTTGCCATTACGCATAGCTTTATTAATTTCATCCATGTTAGTTTCAAAGTCTTTAGCAGACATCTTAGCCACTTCTGACTCACGGATCTGTCCGTCAGCATCGTCAGCATCTACTTTAGTCTTTGAGGTCTTACTGACCATAGAAGCTGCAGCCTTAGTGTTGGCTTTCTTAGCTTCTTTAGTCATTCCCTTGTCGATCTTATAAAGATCAAGAACTCTTACTACAGAACGAGCATCATCTGCATTTTCATACACAGCGTCTTGAACCCATTTAGGTTGCTCTTCTGCCCAGTCATGAAAGTCATCTGACTCTCGTATCTTTGCAAAGTCTGAGTGTGACTCCATAATAACAGCTTCTGCTGATTTACGTACAGTCTCACTCTGCATTTCATCTAAGTGTTGTAAGCGTGACTCAGCTTTACTAAACATCTCTTTAGCTTTTTTAGAAGCTATAGTCTCTACTATACCAGCAACATCAGGATTCTGTGCTGCCCACTCTTCAATATCTTGGTCTGACTTAGGAGCTACAATGCTATCACCATTCTGATAGGCCTCTATTGCATCAATCCGTTCTTTCCAATCTTTTTCTTTTTCTGCCATATGGCGGCGAAGATCACCATAACGTTTCTTAAAAGATTTTTCCTCACGGCTTAGGTCTGCGTCATCTTCCGATGCTTCAACTTCCGCTGGGGTTTCTTTTTGTTTGGGATCACTTGCATCCGATACTTCGGTTGTCTCAGATCCTTCGCCATTGGGTTCTTCTTTGTACTCTTCTCCACGGGCCTCTGCCTCTAGTCTTGCAATCTCTTTCTCTTCAGCTTCCATAGCTGCACGTTTTTTAGTTTGGTTATATCCACGATCTACAAATCCTGCAGTCTTTGGGGATTCTATTGTATTTAGTTCAGGCATATTATATTCCTTATGTTGGGGCCAGCAGTATAGCTGGGTAGCCTTATCGTTGTATTATTATTTTACTAAGTTACGTTTCATTAATCCCCCTCTATTCATAGGACCAGAATAATCTGATTTATCTTTGTTAGTCCCTACTCCACTACCAGCTTTTACAGTAGAACCTGAAAGATTATCTTTTACTTTTTGACTAGTGCTTGACTTAACTTTGCTTTTAGCAGCAGCTTTAGATGCATCAGTACCTACAGTAACTTTATTAGATGCAGCAGCGGCTGCTGCTCTTCTTTCTCTTTTATCTTTTCCTGATTCATTATCTCTAGCTATATTTGCTTTCTGAAGCTTTGTAGCTATTGTTTTTCTTCCTCGTTTTTCTGATTCACTAACTACTCTTTTCTTAGTTGGATCAAAAGAAGTTTTTCTAATATTTGATTTTTTAGCAACTTCAGGTTTTGGTTTGCTACGGCTAGCTATAATTTTTTTAAATATATCTCTCTCTTCAGGTTTCCATTCTTTCCAGTTATTAATATTAAGATCTTTTAGTTTTAACTCATCACCAAAGATAGCATTAGCAAATCCAAAACCATTACCCGCAGCGCCTTTTCCAAGAAAACTATTTACAAATCCACCAGATTTTTTTAAGTATGTTTCTATTTTAGCTTGAGCAGCTGCTGTAGCTTCTTCATTTC